TCGAGATGAAAATAACGATCATTACATTAGGTTGTTCGGGAAAACGCTTGAAGGAAAATCTGTATGCGTGACAACTACATTCAAACCGTATTTTTTTATTAAAATTCCTGTGGGTTCTAGCCAAGAGGCTCTGAAGGGTGTCATCGAGAGAAAGTTTCATGAAGAAGTATACGACATCGAAGAAGTTGAAGCTAAAGATGTATGGGGTTTTCAAAACAACGAAAAACGTCGCTTTTTACAGGTCTTCTGTAATGACTGTGCACAACGAAGGAGAGTGAGTAACTACATAAACAAGATGATGAATAACCAAAATTATAAAGAAAAATCTATAACCTACGTATACGAATCAAATGTAGACCCAGTTTTACGACTCATGCATCGAACGGGTATTCAATCAACCGGTTGGGTGGATACAGAGAACTCGTGTACACCCGGGTATCACGCTACAGTCGACATTGACTTGTTCTGTAGAGATTGGAAAAAATTGAAACCGTTGGATGTTACTGACGCCGCACCCTTTGTCGTAGCGTCACTCGATATTGAGTGTCATAGTTCCACGGGTAAGTTTCCAAACCCTCTTATCAAAGATGATGCATGTTTTCAGATTGCCATATCATTGGTTAAGTTTGGGTCCACTGAAGTATACGACAAAACGTGTTTATGCTTTAAACAAACTGGTGATAATCTAGAGGGTTGTACCATCAAAAGTTACGACACTGAGAATGATATGCTCATGGCTTTCAGTAAGTATCTCGTGGAAAAGGATATCGACATTATCACAGGTTGGAACATCTTTGGTTTTGATTTAAACTATATCATTCAACGTGCCCTGTTAAACAACTGTCCTCCGTCCTTTTTTCAAATGAGTAAACTCAATGGATACAAGTGTAATATTAAGAATAAAAAACTCTCTTCGAGTGCGCTAGGTGATAACGAGCTTCAACTCTTGCCCATGCCCGGAAGATTTATTTTTGATCTTTTTCATGAAGTCAAACGTGAGTATAAGCTAGATTCGTATAAACTCGATAACGTATCGAAGTTGTATTTGGGAGATAACAAAATAGACATGCCCCCGAAGGAAATGTTTGCGCGGTTTCGCGAAGGAGACCCTCATAAGTTGCAGGAAGTCGCTGAGTATTGTATTAAGGATACGATTCTTCCCCACCGTCTATTGGACCGTCTTTCGACCCTCATCAATCTTCTAGAGATGGCTAAAGCTACATGGGTTCCCATCAGTTATCTCGTGGAACGTGGGCAACAGATTAAGGTCTTTAGCCAACTCACAAAAAAGGCACGCGAATTGGAATTTAAGGTTCCTACGTTTAGCTACGGACATACGGATACCACCGGTTATGAAGGTGCCACTGTACTGGAAGCACAGTCCGGTGCGTATTATACACCTATTACAGCCCTTGATTTTGAGGGTCTATATCCATCAATTATGGTAGCACATAATTTATGTTACTCATCGTTGGTCATGGATGATAACTATAAGAACATACCTGGTATCACATATGAACAGTTTGGAAATCATATCTTCGCACAGGATGTATCCTCACTTTTACCGAGTATTCTTTTAGAACTCAAACAGTACAGAAAGCAAGCCAAAAAGGATATGGCGAACTCCACCGGAGCGTTAAAACAGATGTACAATGGTAAACAGCTCGCTTATAAGATTTCTATGAATTCCGTGTATGGATTCACCGGAGCTTCACGTGGTATGCTCCCGTGTGTAGCTATAGCATCGACAACTACTATGAAAGGTAGAAATATGATTGATGACACTAAAAACTATGTTGAGGAACACTTTCCGGGATCCAAGGTTAGATATGGTGACACTGATTCGGTGATGGTTGAATTTGATGTACAAGGTAGAACTGGTAAAGAAGCTATCGAGTACAGTTGGGAACTTGGAGAGCGCGCCGCATCTGAATGCACGAAGCTTTTCAAGGCTCCTAATAATCTCGAACTTGAGAAAGTTTACTGCCCCTATTTTCTGTATAGCAAAAAGCGATACGCCGCGAAACTTTGGACTAAGGGTAAAGATGGAAACATGAACATGGATTATATCGATGTTAAGGGTCTACAATTGGTCAGACGCGATAATACACCGCATGTACGTGAAGTGAGTAAAGAATTGCTCGACGTTATATTGGAGAGCAACGACACCACCGCACCCAAAGCTTTGGCGAGGCAGCGAGCTGTAGAACTTCTCGAAGGTAACGTACCTAACGAAAAACTTATTTTGAGCCAGTCTCTATCCGATAAGTATAAAGTAAAGGGTGAATATGTGTCTTATGATAAAGTGAATCCAGATCACAACAATATGTTCACGTGCAATGATATAAGTATGGCCCATGTTCAAGTTGTTAATAAAATGCGTATTCGACAACCGGGATCTGAACCTCAATCTGGAGACCGTGTACCTTATCTTTTGACGGATACCGGAGATCCTAAGGCACGGGCGTTTGAGAAGTCTGAGGATCCAAAATATGTCCAAGATAACAATGTTAAGATCGACTATGTATATTACTTTCTTAATAAATTCTTGAATCCCGTGTGCGATTTATTGGAACCGTTGTTCGGAAACCCTAAAGAGCAAATTTTTGGAGAGTTGCTTTTAAGAGCTAAACCACCACGAAAGAAGCGGGAACCTAAAACGAAGCAAGTGACAATAGCAGACTTATTTAAAAAAGAAACTTCATAATAATATATGGTCTATGATAAAGATGTTTTACAAATAAATCAGTTATTCAATGAACGCGTCGATAAACGTGTTTACGAAAAAGTTTGTGAAGTTATAGAAAAAATTTCAAAAATTCACAGCATACCACTAAAACTTTTAAGAAGGGATGCATTGGGGGAAAATGATCATTGTATGGGATTAAAGCGTGATAATACACTGTGTACGAAAAAAAGTGCAAATGGTACAAATTTTTGTAATTTTCATATAAACGACAAAAGATTATGCGAACCCATACAACGATCGAGTAGCATATTACGACACAATCACCCTTGGCCAGGTCCCCGCGTAGAGGGTTGTCCGAAATGTGAGGAAGATAAAAACAAAAAACATACAAAAGAACTTAGAGAATTAGTTAGTATTATATAATAATGAACAAATCGGATATACTATTAAATTCTATCAACGCCTTCTACATATTACCCGAAAATAGAACTATACTAAAAGAACTTTTAAACAAAACCGGTGGTATATCACTTCGAAATCTCGAGTGGTTTATCACCAACTATTCTAAGAAAAATAATTTAACATACAAGACCCGTGACGGAAAGTTGTTTAGCGTTCACTGCGCCTATAAATCTAGTTTAGATGGATACAGCAAAAAATTGTTCGACCCATTCTGTAGATCTAATAAGATGCAATACATTGTTCCGGGCACATCTGATAAAATAAGCACTACTGTTGCACAGTTAAATTTTATTAGATGGTGTATTAAGAACAGTATAGTTGACTACATACGCAACCATCATTCCGATTTATTTAATAAGGGGGGGATACTTCAAAAAGTTATTCCGGTTTAGGCCTACCATAACCTGGTGGAATCTCTCTGTTTAGTTCTCCAGGTTTAGGCCTAACACCCCCAACTTCCATAGACGTTTCAGGTACATATGTACCAATTGGTGGTACTGATACGAGTGATACGAACCCCCCATCAAACTTAAACGTTTGATACCCGACGTAGTATAGATGTAAAGAGTATGTGTTTGAACTAGAAAGACCATCCTTTAATTTCACATCTAAAACGGTACGGTCGGATTGAAGTTGCCCAAAATCCAAACTTCCCGATGGCTCCACATTAATCGGATTCATCGAGAATGTATACGTGTAAATATTCTTTTCAGGTCTAGAAAGTCTACTGTTATGAGGTACTACATACTTATAATACGTATGATCAACGAGCGGTAAGTTTGGTAAATCTTGCCCGTTTATATAAATTTTGGCACTGTCCATGATAGGTTGAAAAAATGCGTTAGATAAAGATACCGTGTCGCTCGCCGAAAAATTGTAGCGATTATAGAACACATTACTTTCTAACGATGTACCACCCGCGTATACGGATTCATCCTCGAAATCCGTGTTACGCAAGAACCAATTCATACTTTTTACCGGTACATTTGGTACGAGTTGTAACTTTACTTCACTTTCATTAAGTTCCGTTTCTACGGTGGGATGTTTTCTCACTATATCAGTGATAAATGTTTGGGGTTTAGTCATGAGATATATACGTTCTTGATTTGATACTGTGATTTCTTCTGTTATGATCTTAAAATTAGCTAAACTAACTGTATCGGTGGAGTTCGTAAAGAATGTTTGTGGTCTAAATGTAATTTCAAATTCTATTTTCTGTTTATGTATGGCACACGTAGGAAAGTATGGTCTATTAGGTTTATTAGAATCATATTCATCTCCCTCATATTTCCTTGAAAAGAAGAGTGGTATAGGTATAAATAGTTTCGATTCGTTCGTAACCAATCCCGCGTTATTTACAGACGATGTTCCTTCTGCAAAGAATCTATTCACTAAATACCGTTTAGTTCGCTTTTCGGATGCGTCTAGGTACAATTCATCGTATATGATACCCCAGTCATCGTGAAATTTTTCTATTTCAGTTTCATCGACGCGCATCGCTACAGATTTTATTAAATGTCTTCCTATTTGATCCGAGAGGTAAAACGAATTACTACCCAACCCCGGAAAGTCTATGGCTATGTACATATTACTCAATAAATCTCCCATATTTCGTGGGTTTAGTGTCACTTTTATACTTTCACCAAAAGGCCAGTTAGCTTTTGTACCTGGATTATCGATTTTTGTACTTCGATGAAACTTTTGAAAATTTGAGTGTCTCTTGGGATCATATTTAAAGAACGAATTTTCGGGATCATTTTCTAATAAATACGTATCCTGTTTACCGATCGCGTTAAGTGCTATCTGAGCACCAGGATTTGGACCTTCAACGATCATATCTAAATATTAGTTACATTTTTTTAATATCAGTTTCCCACATTTCAAAATAACCAGTAGCTTCAATCAAACAAACTTCTTCTCTGAGTTTATTCCATTCATCGAATAACGCTTTCACTCTCTCATCCGTGTATTCGATGGTCTTAATGTGTAGAAGGTAATCGTGTGAATCGTCAATCTTGGGAAATAAGGTGGAAAGTTGGTTTTCGAGATCCTGTTTCTTGCGACGAAACACAACTATATCACCATCGATTACCATCTTAACAAAACGCGCTCGATGAGAACAGAGTTCAGCCTTCTTCTTAGTTGTGTCGATGAGATACGCCTTACGTTTCTTATAATGTTCCATACGAAGTTTAATAAAATCAACCAAAATTTGTCCAGGTGAATCGTATTTACAGATACCCTTTGTCGGATGAAATAAATGCATGTTTGAGCATCTGATAGTCTTTTGCAGTTTGAGATCCTTGACAGCGTCTTTGCCGTTATAATCTTGGATGATAAAATCAACGTTCTCAGTTGTACTGTTATTTATGAAACCACCGATGATTTTCTTTTCAACGAGAGTATCGAGATGTTCCTTATAATCTTGGGTCCATCGACCCGGAGGGAGATCTGTTACCTTTACCGTCCTCCCAATACATTTCCATACACCTTGCGCGATCCACGAATCATCATCCTGTTCCAAGATAGACCCCTTAAATCCCCGAAACCAGGGTTTCATTTTTTTCAATTCTCGACCATTTGTAAAATTAAGGATATTTGCCTTGATATCTTCTGGATTGAAGGGTGGTACGTAGCACGAAAACCCCGTTCCGATTCCTTCAGTTCCATTCACGAGTACCATAGGTAGAACAGGCATATAATGCTCGGGTTCAATCGAACGCCCATCATCATCAAGGTAGGTAAGTATCGCGTCATCCTTTTGGTCGAATATATTTCGAGTTTCCTTCGACAACTTCGTAAAGATATAACGGGTCTGAGATGCATCCTTGCCTCCCATCAACCTGGTACCAAACTGACCGCACGGCTCCAAAAGATTAATATTATTAGAGCCCGTGTAGTCGTTTGCTAGTTTGACGATGGTGTCGGCCAAACTTACTTCACCGTGATGATAAGCAGACTTTTCAGCTACAAAGGCAGCCAATTGTGCAACCTTCATTTCATCCTTCAGATTCTTTTGAAAACAAGAATACATAACCTTTCGTTGAGACGGTTTGAGTCCATCTGCCATATGTGCGATAGAACGTTTCAAATCCGCCAACGAGAAGTTTACCAGATCCTTATGAATAAAGTCGGTAATTTCCAGCTGCTTTATCTTACCATAAGGTACTTCGAGATCTTTTGCTTCTTTCGCGGTACTTTCAAGAAGCCACGTCTTACGATCGTCGGCCTTCTTTTTATCGAACGCGAGTACCACAGAATCATCCGTCATTACATCAACGTTAAATTTAACGGTGAGATCTTGGATAATTTTGAAATATTCTCGAGCCTCCACAGAAGTTGAAGTACCGAGACCCTTATAGTATTTGATCCTCCAACCCGGTTGACCATCCCCGTACCATGTACGAAATGCGGAATCTGTATAGAACGATTTAGACTGAGAAGCTTTCATGGCTTTAATGATCGGCGTGACCATCGACACCACAAAGCCCAATTTGAGGAGACTGGGCCAAAACGCATGAATCATATTGAGAATTAGACCCTTGATATGTGAACCATCATTATCAGCGTCAGTCATGATCATCAATCGCCCGTATCGAAGCTCAGAAACATCGGTGTATTCCTTGCCTTGTTGGAGACCAAGGATCTTCTTCAGGTCGTTGAACTCTTGATTTCCTGTAAGTTGCGAAACGGATGCATCTCTAACATTCTTACACTTCCCTCTTAGAGGAAAGACTCCGTAGTGATCACGACCAACAACTGAGAGACCAGCGACTGCGAGGGTCTTTGCTGAATCACCCTCTGTGACGATGAGTGTACACTTTCCAGATTGAGCTGTTCCCGCCTTGTTGGCATCATCGAGCTTGGGAATACCTGTAATTTTACTCTTGCGAGCCCCACCATCGGTTTTCGCGAGTTCCTTCATCTCCTTGAACTTTGAGAGAGCCGTGAGTTCATCTGAAACGCCCGTCTTCAAGACGTTTTTTACGAAGGTTTTAGGCATCTCAAACTTAGAGCCAAAGTCTTGTGCCTTGAGTGTACACTCAGACTTGACCTGACTCGAGAAAGTGGGGTTCTCGAGGGTTGTTTTCACAAAGATAGAGAAAGTGTTTTTGACCTGTTGAGGCTTGAGTTTAATTTTCTTTGCCATCTCTTCGATGATCCCCGCAGCGACCAGTGAGGCAGCGTGATCGACGTGAGTTCCACCCTTACTGGTACAGATACCGTTTACAAAGGATACCTGTTGCATACCATCTTCAGATGGACCGATACAGACAGACCAGCGATCGGTTGTGGCGCAGTGTACATTCTCTACACCTTCATGCATTTTGGCGTAGGCCTCGAAGCTTTGTTTGGGGAGAGCTTCACCGTTGAACTTGACTTTGCAGTTGGGTGTCGTACAGATATTAGCGTCCCAAATACGCTTTTCGAAGATTTTGTAGATGTTGAAATCCATCTTGGTCATTCCAAACCGTTTCCAGTCAGGGATAAATGTTACGGACACGGATGATGTGGTACCCGAATGTTTTTTGATTTTTGGGGGTTCACACACTGACATGTTATCCGACCACTTTTGTGTGTATGTCTGCTTTGTTTCGTGGTCTTTTACGATGATTGAGAACTCTGAAGAGTAAATGTTCGTGAGTTTAGCTCCGTAACCATTTCTGCCTCCGACAATCCGCTTTTGATTATCATCGTAATTTGTACTCGTGAGAAGATGTCCAAAAACGAGTTCTGGGTTCCAGATTCCTTCTTTTTCGTGCATTTTAACGGAGATTCCACCCAGTGGACCATTGTTTTCAATGGTTATGGAACCCGATATTTTATCTATAGATACAGCTATTGAGCTGGTATTTTTAGGATGGAGTGAGTTGCGATCGATGGCATTAACGAGGATCTCATCAAAAATCTTGAGTAAACCAGGTGAATACTTGGTACTCTTCTTTTCAAATTTCTGACCGTTAAGAACCCAATAGGATTCCGAACTTAAATCAGTTGGACCGACATATGAGTCGGGGCGTTTAAGCACATGCTCTATATGCGTGAGTTTCTCAACGCTCTCCATGATTTTTTTTATTTTATTACACATCTATTCTCTAACTTAGGTTTCACAGGAACTATCGTAATCTTCGATAAGTTCCTTAACAAGAAATTCGAAGAGAGTATCATGTAGATCTTCTGGAAAGTCTCCATTAATATCTTCCAGTTCCGCGTCACCATCATTCGTGTAATGATGAACAAACCTGAAAGATGCAACCTTGTTTTCTCTCGAAACTTTACCTTCCCACTCTCTATATTGATTATATGGATCATCCTCATCTTTTTCTATACTATAAACTTCGTAGCGCACATCATCCAAATCGACGTCCCACCAATACTCAGGGTTTTCTTCTTCATCGGGATAAAATTTCATTTTACTAATGAGCATGGCTAACTTTTAACTTAAGTTAAATTTCAACATTTACGTGTACATCCTGCGCTCCTTTCGCGATTCGTTCTTTCGACTCGCGCTCCGCCGCTTTGAACTCCCACTGCCGATCATAGGCACGACGTGTTTCTTCACGCCACCTTTCTTTCTCCTCCCGTTCCTCCTTCCTTTTCCTTTCTTTCTCCTCTCGATCCTCCTTCCTTTTCCTTTCTTTCTCCTCTCGATCCTCCTTGTTTTTATTTATTATGATTTCAATTTCTTCAGGATATGGTTGTATAAATTTAACAACATCGAGAACTTGAAAGTTCCTGAGTTCATCTGTATAATCTGTATGCAAACCAATCATATAATATCTTATAGCGATTTTGCCTCCATAACCACATGTTACATGAACAGTGCTATTTTTAGCTATACGTCCCATTTCTGGTTTGAGTCCTTCACCTTGTATTATTTCTAACGCGGTTTTGCCATTAAAACCACCCGCACCAATAGCGGTATCTATCTTACCGATTGAAGCCCCTCTATAAATGTATGCTTCGTACTTTATTGCATAATTACTTTCATTTTTCATTATGACTTTATTACGACACGCTTTTGTAATACAGCAAAAAAAATTTGGGATAGATGATATCATATTGACTAATATTTAAGAATATTTTTATTTAGTTTTTGATCTTACCTATAATTTTTATGACTGGCATACTTCATGTCATTATAAAAATATTAGCATTATATAAGTATGTCAATCGAGAGTAACTTGAAAAAATTACTCAAAGGTGAGAAGGCTTGTGTACCAGAACACTTCTTGAAAGTTCCCAGTTACAACTCACCCACCCTTCGCACTGGTAAGGGTAAGCCACTGAGTGAAGGTGCATTTGGAAAGATGTACCGTGGAAGTATCAATGATAATGGAAGGCGGTATGTCGCGTACAAAGAGATAGATACATCACAAAGTACTAATGGTGCCTTTGAGTTTGAGTTCAAGGTTGCCGAAAAATTGAAGGAGTTTGCGGTTCCTGAGATGTACCTCTTTAAGAAGTGCCCCATCCAAGATAAAACACCTAAAAAGGTGCGTAAAAAGAATGGTACGTTGGTCCAACCAAAAGAACGTACCAAACCCAAGGATATTCTTTATATGGAACTTCTTGATGGTATGTCGTTTAATTCGTGGTGGCAAACCAAGCCATCTCTTGATGCGATAAAGTCTGTAATCGTACAGGTTTTTGATAATCTCTACCGAATTAACCAAAAATTTCCAGACTTCCGTCACCGCGATTTACATGGAGGAAATGTGATGGTTACTCGGAACGAAACGCCATACACATGGGACGTTGACCTCGGTCGTAAAGTAATTCGAAACGACCCAGGTGGATC